ATGGTGACTACTTGCGCGTCGGTTTCTTGTATGCGTAGGTTCGGGTATTTCTTTAGTGCTTCCGTTAAACGGGTTGGCACGTCTACGTAGTTGTCAATGTTAAAGGCCATTGGATACCACAATCTCGCAATTTTCTACGCTTAACACTTGCATTGCTTGTGCGTATGCCTTGGCGGCGTATGGTGCGTGTGGTGTGTTGTTTGCGCCAGCTGATAACACGTTTAAAAGCCATTCGCCCGCGTTCATATCCTCGGGGTCAAAATCGTGCATTGTTACTAGCAACGTAACTTTTTGTAGTTGCGTATTTGGTGTTTCTACTTTTTCTTGCATGTCGGGTTTCCTTTTCTAATCGGGTCTGTATTTATAGCACACGGGTATTACGCGGTTGGTAGGTCTGCCATTGTCCATAGTTTGTAGCTTTTAACCCAATAACTACCGCCGCTGTTGTCGTCATGCTCGACGTGTTGCCAAGCCAGCTCGGCTATTTGCCAGCCGTACAGCCAGCCAACCAAGTTGTAGGTATCGGGCAGTAATAGCTGCACAAGTACAAACGGGCTGTTGGGGTAGCGGTCTATTTCTACGCCGGGCACAATGAGGCTTACGACGTCGTTAGTGCAATCTGTTGTTTTAATTTGGTATATGTCTACGTCGCCAAGTAGTGCGTTGTGTTCGTCGCTGCCTAAAAGTGTTACGCCCGGGTGCTCGAGTAGGTAATGGTCGGCAAATACTATTTCGCCTAACGCGCCTATTGCTTCGCGGCCCGCTCTAAATTGTTTGCGCTCGCTGTTAAACGTGCTGGCACACTCTTTACGACATGAGCCAATAAATTTGGCGTACGCTTTTTGGCTTTCGTGTATCGTGCCGGTGTCGGTCACGCGTCGCCGCCTAACGCCTCTATTGCTAGCTCAATGACAAACGCGCGCGGGTCTTCAATACGCACCATGTCGGTATGTAGCGCCCTCAATTCGCCTTTTAGGTGGTATAGGTGCCGGGCGTGTTTGCTTTCCACGTGTGCGGGTTTTACTAGCTCGTCCAAAATTGTAAACATTTTGCGCGTTGTTTCGCTAATGCCAATTTCAGGGTATTGGGCTTGGTAATGCTCGTAGTTGCTCATGTCGGGTTGTCTTTCGGGTCGGGTTAGTTTGCTGTTTTCCATGGTAGCCAACCGCTGTTACGCCAAATGGCTACCGCGGCTCGCACGTTAATTTGCGGGTCAAACAATTCCGCGCAATCGTCCAAAATGCCTTGGGCTTGTAACCAGCCGGTAGGCCAGTACGTCGAGGGTTTGCACCAAAAGTAGTTGATTTGGAAATATCCAGCGCTTCCGCCCATTGTGTCTGTCGGGTTGAAAGCTTGGTGGGTGCAACGGCTCTCACGGACAGCCACTCGTAACGCTGTTTCCATTTCGGCTACTGGTAGGCCCTCGAGCGCTAGCAACGTGCCAACTATTGTGCAGCTGTCCACGTTTACCGTCGTGGTTGGTGCTGGCACCGAATAGGGCACGTACACGGTGCTTGCTATGGTGCTTGCTGGTTGGTCGTTAGGCGCGTTTAGAGCGCTTGTAGTGGCCGCAAATCCCAAAAGGGCTGTAACTATGCCTATTACTAATTTGGTGCCTGTAATCATGGTTTTACCTCGCATTGGTAAGGAACGCCCCACGTGCCGCTGGCCAAGGTTTTAAAAGCTAGTTGCGCGTGTAGGACGCTGCCCGTGTTGGGGTTTCGGAATAGTTGGAACATGGCCTGTTGGCCGTTGTCAAGTGTCGTTATGTAGCACTCGTACAAAAAGGTTTGTAGCTCGTCTGTCATTAGGTACCTCTAGCTTTCCGTCGGTAGTCCAACGGTAGTGCAGGGTGCTACGCGGTTGGTGGATTATCCCCAAAAACCAATAAAAACGCGGCTTCGACGGCTTGCGGGTTGTCTGCCATGGCGGGCGTAATTTCTATGTGCCACCAATCGCCACCGGGTGCGCTGCTTATTGAGGGTTTGCTGTAGCTACTCCACGCTTGGCGGTCACAACGCCAGCCGCGGCCAAAAGGTTTTGGAAAGTAATCTAAAATTGCTTGGACGCCTAGCGTGTTGGCGTTGGCAACAACCTTGTTAATAAACTCCAACGACGTTTTACGGCCTGTTGGTACACCCTTGTTTTTGTCTGCCATGTAGCGATAGCTCAAGTCAACGGCTCGGCCTGTGGCGTGTACTGACAAGCTGCCGGGTTTGCCTTTCATGTCGCGTTGGCCCCATGAGCCGTTATTCCATAAACTTTTGTTGCTGTACTTAATAGCGCATTTAATCCACGCGTCCATACCGGCACGTGGCGCGGGTGCTGCCCCGTCGGCGTTTCCTATGTAATCTCGAGCGCCCGGTACACCCGGCTTGGCTTTAGCAACGCTCATTGGTCAAGTTGCGGGGTTTTGCTTTTAAGCCCGTTAGACGCGACAAGGCCCGACAATGTGCCAGTAAGAAACACAAGCAAGGTGGATAGTAAGTCAATGAGCTGTGCGTCTGTAGGCGCCTGTTTTTCAGGCTGGTCTACAAAAAGCACTCCGTAGATAAATGCAAATACGGTAAAAGTAAAACATACCGCTAACAAACGGCCAACAAAAACTATAAGTGCCGCGTGTTGTTGTTCAGGGGTTTTCATTATCGCACGCCGCCTTTGTAAAGCATTGGTAAGTTGTGTTGGTTTTAGAAACGGTGCAACCATTGGCTAACCAAATTACGGCAACCATAAACACAAGGGCCGCATATTTAGCCCAACGGTGGCGGGTAAGGGTTTGCATCTTTAACAGCTTGTACGGCGGACTCCCAAGCCTCTTTAGTGTTTGTGCCGCGCTGCCACTCAAAAAATAGGCCGTCTGACTGTGCTTCGTATTGTGTGCGGCGTGTTGTTTCCACGGCTGTTACTTGGTTGTCGTAATCAACTTGTGGCCAAGCGGCGTCTAGTTCGGCTTGCGTAGGTTTTGTGCTTGCGCTGTACCATTCCAGCGTGGCGTAATCGTTGCCGCTAATTGACCATTCCGCGCCTGCATAGTTTGTTTGCAAAATTAGTGCGTAGTCAATCATGCGCTTATTTCCATAAGTGTTATTCCGCCTGTGTCGTCGTTTCGTTGTGCGCTAAGTGTGAGGCTGGCCGCGCCTACTTTCATACCTAGCGTGTACGTTGTCGCGCTAGTTGTATTTGGGCTGTCCAAATAGTGGGTTCCATAAGTGCCGAAAAACTCGCCGCCAATGCTGTAAACAATGCCAAACCCTGCGCCTGTGCCCTGTCCTAAGTTTGTGCCAGACACCGTTCCACGGAACAAAGTAAATTGCGCGGTGTTTGCGTTGCTGCTTAGTCGGTACGGCGTGTTTGCAAAAATAAGGATTTTGCTTGATGTTGATGATGGCGTAATAGTTGCGGCCAGTCCAGTGGTTGCAAAACTGGTGCTTGTGGTATTGACCGCTGTAGAACTTTGCACGCTTACTACTTGCAGCACACGAAACGCGCCGCGCAAATTGTTAAGTTGGGATGCCTCAAGGACGTTGCCGCTAACAAACGCGGCGGGCAAGGTGGTAGGGGTGGCCATAGTTTTACTTTATCCTAAAACTGGTTGCGGGTCGGTTATTCCTAAAATTCCGTAAATGGCGTCGTTTAAAATAAATTCGTACACAATCGTTGTAGGGCTGGTACTGATTAGGACGCTGTGCCCGGTATCAAAATTTAGGCGGTGCTCTATACCCTCGATGGCTAGCTCTTGGGCTAGTTGGGTTGTTGTTAGGCCCGTGGTAAAAGACTTTTCTATGGTGATGGTGTCGCCAATTTCAAGGGTTGCTACCGTGTCGCGTTGTGCGGCTGTGAGCAAAGTAAACGAGGTTTGTACTGACGTAAAACGGGCTTCGGGTTGCCCGTTTAGTAGGTAGTCGGCGGCGTCGTCTATGGCTGTTTGCTCGTGTAAAAGGCTGTTGCCAATGTTGGTGGTTTGTATAAAGTACGTGGCAATACTGCCAGCGTCCACAGCGGTAGCGGTTTTGTCGTCTAGCCCTGTAACTACGGCTCGGTTTATTACTTGGTCGGCTTCAAACGATATGCCGACGCCAGTAAATTTGATTGTTCCGGGGGCGCCGTCGTCGTGGAAGTCGGCCGAGCTGCCCGCAAGCGTGTTGCCTATTCTTTCTTGAAAAGTTAGGACGCCCGCTCGAGACATAAAGAGGCGCCCAAATTCGGCGGTGTCGTTTATTTGGGTTAGGTAGTTAAGCACGTTGGTACCGGCTGGCACCGTGTAGGCCGAGTCGTGCCCAAGGTTTACGGTGCCTGTAGCAATGTTGCGGGACGCTAACGGAAAGTCAACCTCAGGCAAGTCTAGGACGGTTTCTATTCGCTCGCCCGACGTTTCGGCGGTTACGTTGAGCTCGTCTAAAACGGTTTGACTTAACAAATAGAATTGGTCGGCGCAATAGACCTCAACTGTATCGGTGCCTCCGAGCGCAAAATTGTAGTCGTAGTTGACGACGTAGCCGTTAAAAATGTATTCGGGATTGCCGAGGGTGTCGTAACGTAGTAGCCGTACTTCGCGCATTGGTGCCAGCCCGGGTAGCGCGTTGGCGGTGTCAAAAAATGGGCTGTCTTGGTTAAATGGGTTAAATACTCCGCCAGCCAATGTGTCGTCAAGCGTAAAAGTCATAGTGCCAGCGCCGAACGTGTCGCCTTGGTCGCGGCGGCCTCGGCGTACGTTGACGTTTAACGCGCCGTCTAAAATGCTTGCAAATTCGCCTACACCGTCTAACACGTACTCGGTGTTGTTGAGCACCCCACGGATATTGTCGTCAAGCGTAAACGCGTTAACTTGGAAACCTGTGTCTATTTGTAAGTCATAGTTGCCCGATTGGACTACAGCTACAGCCATGTTATTGCGCCACGTTTAGTTGTAGCGGGCCAGCTGTACGCGAATACGCCCGCAATGCGTTAACAACGCTTTGCCCTATTTCGGCGCTAGTAGACAAACCGCCTGTTACGTTGACGGTGACGCCCGACGAGCCAAGCGCGCCCATAGGGCCACCCGGGCGGTCTATAGGCCGTGGTGCTGGCAACGGGACTATTGGTGTGACAATTTTAGGCAACGTAGTTGTTGGCAAGCCGGGTGCGGCGCCCGTGATAGTTGTAACAACCTTGTTTACACGCTCAGTAATAATTACGTCAATGTCAACATTGCGTTTAAGTTTTGCAGCAATTGCGTCCATTTGAGCCATAAGTTTTGGCGTTAATTTGTTTAGCTCTGCCTGTAAACCGTCAACAATAAATTTGGCTTGGTCTACTCCCGACTTATACCAACGGTTGGCGGCTTCAATGCCTACCTTGTCGGCTGCCCTTTTGGCGGCGTCAACTAGCGCGTTGGTTTCGTCTATAGCGGCTTGGCCGCCCTTTACAAGCTCGTTGGCTATTTCGGCGCCAGCGACGTTGCCCGCGTCCATGACGTAGCTCAATGCGTCTTGGCTTAAACCCATCTCTAAAGCTTTGCCAAGGTTTACGGAATACTCGACGACACCTTTAACTTGGTCACGTAGGGCGTCTAAAAAGCCTTTGAAGCCGTAGTCTCCTGACTCGAGCGCGGCGTTAAAGTCGAGCGCACCCTTTACGGCGTCGCTTACCTTGGTGGCAAACCCGTCAAATTCGCCTTGCGCCTCGGCCAACTTATCTTTAGCGGTGTCTACTGCCTCGCCTAATTTGTCTTTTAGGGCCGCGGCAAAACTTTCTACTTCTTTTTTAGCGCCAGCAACGGCGGGCGGTGTCTCTTTAAACTTTTTATTGAACTCCCCAGCGGCGTCGGCCATACGCATTTGTGCTTGGTTTGAACGTCCCATTTCTTGGTTGTATGCGCCTGTTTGTTTTTCGGCCTCAAACATGCCCGAGCCAATAGCCTGTATTGCGTTTGTAAGTGCAATAAGCGGGTTAATGTTTGACGCTACTTTCGCAAATACATTTAGTTTGTCTATTGCTTTTTGTGCCGGGGTAGGCATATTGCTAAACGCGTCGTTAATTTTTACTAAGCCGTTAGCAAAATCGGTTGCCGCTGGCAATAATTTTTGGCCGAGTTGTATTTGAAAGTCTTTAAACAAGGCGCTTAGGGTGCGTTGTTTGTTTGCAAGGTTGTCGGCTGTCCTAGCAAAGTCGCCTTGCGCGTCGCCTGTCTGTTTGTAGATAGCGGCCTGTGCTGCCAAAATCTTTTGTTGTGCTGTTAGCGCACCGCTGCCGTCGTAAATGCCAAGCTTCATTGCCTCGGCTTTTAGGGTTGCGTCGTTAAGCAATACACCAAAACGGCGTAGAGGCTCTGCCTCGCCACGTAGGGCCGCCCCAATGGCCTGTACGGCTTCCTCGGGGGTTGTGTTGTTAAACGACGCTAAGTCAGTAGCAAGGGTTACAAAGTCAGTAGTAAACGTGCTTAAATCCTCGCCAGCCAACCCGGCAGCTTTACCGAAAGTGCCGAAAGCACCGGCAGCGTCGAGCACCGATTGCTTAGACTGGCCAAGCTCTCGAGCGGCAGTATTGGCAAAGTCTTTAACGCTCTTGGACGCCCGCCCAAAAATTACGTTTACCTTGCTGGTTGCCTCTTCAAAATCCGAGGCCGCTTTAATAGCCGGGGCAATAACTTGGGTTATGGTGCCAATAGCGGCGGCAGCTGGCAGCAATGCGCGCTGCAAAATAAAGCCCGCTTTTTGGGTTGTTGTGGTAAGGCTTTTGAATTCGCGTTGAGCGTCGGCAACACCCTTGCCACTAAAGCTAGTTAAAATCGGTATGTTAATTGCCACGGGATACCACCAAATTACGGTTTGTCTGTGTCATAACTTTACCCACAATGCTTAGTAGCTCTGCGGTTACTGCCGGGCGATTGCTTTCTACAGCCTTGTCGATAACACGTGGGGCGTCGCCCACCTCTTTATTTAGGTTGGCAATAAACGCGGTGTTGCGTACTCCGCTAATGCCAGCGCCCGCGTGGTCATAGATAGCGCCAGCAAAACTCTTTTGTTGTACAACCATTAAACGGTACGGTTTGGCGCCGTAAACAACTTGCCGGGTGTAGCCGCCTTGGTCAAAATCTACGTAGCGCTCTTTAGAGGCCCGTACACCTACGCGCACGTTAAAGCCGCCTTGCACTTCGGATATGTTCCAACCCGCCTCTCGGCCACGGATTAGCGAGCCTCGACGCATACCGGATAACGGGGCGCCGTTGCTACGCGATTGTGTAGACACCATGCTTCGGGCCTCTTGCACAATTTGGTTGCCAACGGTTTTAATGTCTTTAGTTACTTGTCGCCTAATTTTGCGGTCTATGTCGTTTAACTCTTTTAACGCGTTTTGCACCCCGTAAACGTCAACTTGCCCGGTTATGCCCATAGCGTCGCTACCTTTTTTTGTGTGCTTCCGTCAACACTTTAGCCACGGTTTGCAAATCTTGTAGGTCAAACGGAATGTTAGGCGGCCACCAACCGACAGCTACTAGCACCTCGGCTAGCTGGCGTCTGTAGGTGCCGCTTCGGTAAAACTTGGTTCCTCTTGCTCGACAACCTCAATGTTGACAAGCTGTTTAATGAAGTTGTCAAACTCTGCCGGTACAACAATCTTGTTTAACTTAGACGCCTCAAACGCCAAATAGGCTAAATCTTCTATGCCAATACCATTGGCCATGTCGGACGCCTTGCGTTTGAATTTCCTCTCCCATGCCACTACTACGTAAAGGTTGGTTGTAACCGTGTACGTGTTGTCGGGTAATTCAACTTTTAGGGTTAGCTGCATAACTTGCCTCTTTCGTGTCGGGCCGTAAGTAGGCCGTTATTAAGATACGTCTACGGTGTACGCGCCGCCAGTAAACGTAATGTCAATGGTTGACAATTCGCCCATGGTTGCGCTAATTACTGGCAAAGACTCTAGGTAGGTGCCAGTCAAAGTAAAGCCCGGGTTAGTCGCCGAGTATGTGCCGGGCGTTGTTGGTGCTTGTGGCGACACAATTACGGTTACTTGCGTACCGACAAGGGCGGCCAATGTAGCGTATGTTTCTGTTGCGGCGTAGCTCATGTACAACGTCAGGGTTAGCTCGTTGTTTTGCAAGCCGGGCGACATGAAACGGGCAACGTCACCGAATGCGGTGGACTCGAGCGCCTCAATGGTTTGTGTAAGCGTTGCGGCGGTGCACTGGTCGCGCAAGTTAACCGTTGCAATAATTACGTCCGGGTTACTTAGGTAAGTTGTTGTGGCCATGGGGTTACTCCTCGTTTGTGTCTATGTCTTTTTTAGCATTTTTTGCGGGCTTAGGTGCGGATACTTTAATAAAGCCGCCAGCGAGCAGCGCCTCAAGATTAGCCCCGCGCTTTACAGCTAGGTCTAGGTCAAATTCGTCGCCGGGTGTACCCACTCGAGGGCTAACAACGGTGTATTTGCTCATGCTGTAGTACTCGCTTTCAAGTCAATAGTTAAATCATAGGCGGCGTACTCGGCCCCACCGTACACCGCTACCGTTGGGCGGCCGCCAGTAACCGCCACGTTTTTGGCAAGTAGTAAAGCTGCCATATTCATTAGCGAGCGTTGCGCGTCTAGGTTGCCCGGGCCAAGGGTAATAAGCCGCACCGGAAACGTAATTTCGACAATGTTGAAGTTAAACGCCACAAAGCTAGGGGCGTCTATAAACGCGCACGGCGGGTTAATGTTGCGCGGGTCATTAGTAACGGTTAGTCCTGTAATGCTCGTTAGCGTCGCTGTCAAGTCGTCTAACGCGACGTTAAATAGGTCGGTGTATGCGGGTACGGGCATTAGGCCACCGCGGGGCGGTCAATACCCAACAGCTGTTTAACCATTGGGCTAAAGCCTGTTGAGCCGCCAGTAGTCATACCGTCAAACGACGCGTAATCCATGCCAGCGCTACCACGTTGCCTATACAAAAACCCTGCATAAGCCACCGTTCCGAGAGTTACCGCGGCGCTTGGTGAGGTTGTGAGGCTGTCGACGTACCCGGCTTGCTGTCGTCGCTTGTAGCAAACGGCGTTTGCGCTTGTGCGGCATTGCGTTAGAAACGTGGCGTCGGCCGCTGTAGCGGTGCCTATGCCTAACCAATCCTCTACTTGGCTGTCAAGCGTTACCCACGTACACGTAGGCGTAGTTGTCAGGGTGCCAGTAGCGGCCACAATTTGCACGTTGTCGGCCGTGCGCGCGTAAAGCACTTGGTTTTGTATTGGCAGCTGGTAGTCGTAAGTAAAAAAGCCTTGCTCGTCTACGCCCGTAAAATAGTATTGCGGCAAATCTACGACGGTGTACGTGCCGTTAAACGTCGCGTCAACGCCGCTAATAACTACAGACTGCCCAACCTCAAG